CTTTGCATTGTGCAAAGGTCTTTGAGGATTACTTTGGCAATTTTGACCGTATTGATGAATATATGCGTGATCAGAAATTATCCAACTTGGCAGAAATGTCTTTAAATCCTTTGTTTGCACCAGAAGATGATCTGTTCTCAGATTTTACCATGCACCCAAATGATATGGATTTAGAAGTGGTGGAAATTAATCCCGAAACTTGGGAAACATTACTTTCCATTACATCTTCACATATCAATATTCAACCAGTTGGCAAACAACTGAAACTTGCCGTTCGGGAGAAGAACTCAGGAAAGTTCGTAGGATTCATTCGGTTGGGTTCACCAGTAATCAACATGAAACCTAGAAATGAATTGCTTGGACAGGTGTTTACGCAACAACCTGAATGGTCTAAAAGATTTAATGATGCTGCCTTGATGGGATTTGTTATTGTACCAGCACAACCATTTGGTTATAATTATCTTGGTGGCAAACTTCTGGCTGCCATTTGTTGTTCACATACTGTTAGAGAAATGGTAAATAAAAAATATGGTATGAATCTTCGTTTGTTTGAAACTACCAGTTTGTATGGTTCGACCAAATCATCCTCACAATATGATGGAATGAAACCATTTATTCGTTACAATGGATTGACTGAATCTGATTTCTTACCAATGATGCATGGTAAACCCTATGAGAATTTAAGAGATTTTGTACAATCTAAAGTTGGTTCAATTGTAGAAGAAAATATCTCCAGTAGAAAACTAAAGATATCTATGAAGATTATTTCTCTGACTAGAGCAGCATTAAAGAATACAACTGAATTGGCTGCTTTTGATACAACGATTGAGAACGCCAAAAAGTTGACAGAGAAGAAAAGATATTATACAAGTAATTATGGATATAGTAACTATGTCGATTACATTAATTGTAAAACGGACAAACTTTTACCTGGTGAAAATTATGATAAACATGAGTTGAGTAATATTATTGAATGGTGGCGTGGTAAAGCTATAAATAGATACGAAACCCTTAGATCCGAGGGTAGATTAAGGACAGAACTCGAAATCTGGACTTCAGGCAAAGACATTCAAATTATTAGATAAAACATGGCAGATGAAACCTCGTTAGCGGAATCGGCACAAGCACTTTTTTGTGCTATGGCTGATTACATTGGTGCAAGTAAAGTTGATAAGGTATTTGATACGGACCTTTATCCAAACTACGATTCTTTTAAAAAGAATTGGAATGAAACTTATCCTGCGGCTAAAATAGGAGAAGCTTTTAAAAAACACGTTGAATCAAATGTTACCAGTTTAAAAGACATTGAAAATTTCTTAACTAAGACTCCAAAAAATAAACCTCCAGAGTGGTATATTTCTTCAGTAAAAATAGCAAAACAACTTATTAAAGACATTGATGGTATTTCTTCAAAATTTTCATCAATTAAAAGACCTTCATGGTCATCTATTTTTTATGTACGTGGTGATAAAGATGTCATGAAAAACATTCAGATATTATTTGACGAAGCTATAATATCTCAGAAAGAAGTAAATTTACTACGGACAAAAGAAGGTCAACCGAAAAAATTAATATTTGGTGATATTAACAAATGGTCTCCTGCTGATATCTATTTTGCTTCAGCAAAGTCAAAAAAAGAAATTTCTAATTTTGTAAAAAATAAAGATGGATTAACATTTGAATTTTTAAATTTGTTTATAGCTAAAATGATAGCTAGTGGAGATTTGTTACCACTATCGTTAAAAAAACAACCACATAAAGTTACCATACTTCCCGTTAATTTTTCTCGTACACATGAAATAAAAGAACTTGAAAAAATTAAATCTTATGGTTTAAGTAATTGGAAACCAAGAACCAATACAAACGATGCGGCTAGAAGTTTAGAAGTTTATCTAAGCTCAGATAAAGTGCATTATTTACAACTATTGCATGTTACTGATGATTCTGGTGGATGGAAAGGTAATAATATGTTGCGTGGTAGTAGTGCTAGACACGGCTCATTAGGTTCTCAAAATGTATTTCATGATGCGTTAGCTATTATAGATAAAACTTTCGCTAAAAGATGGTTAACTCAATTCACAGCCGCAAATAATATATTTAAACAAGAATTAAAATCTTTTGTACAAAAAGATTTGAAAGGTATTAGGCCTAAGACTCCAGCAAAAGGCACAAAGCCGTCAGCTGAGAGAATAAAATTTACAGAAAAACGAGAAGAGCTGAGTGCAGAATTGACAAACAAATTACATCCTATTTTTATTTCATGGTACAAAAAAGAAGATAATGGTGATAAATTTGCTCGTGTAATATATGAATATGTATCATCTAGATCGGAAGAATCTGCACCATTTATTATAGCAAAATAAGGAAATAAATTATGGCACTAATCGATTTTGATAAACTAGCAAAACAATATGAAACAGTAGAAGATGATTTTGGATTTTCTGCCGTATCGGAAGAAGAATATAATTCAGTAATTAATACCGCAGTTGATAAAGTTCAATCTACCGCAGATGTATATAAGGCAAGATTGGAACAATTAGAAAAGATGATTGTGCCGTTTCTCACCAAATTACATTCAACTGGTGATAAAGAATATATATATTGGCCTAACCGCAAACCTATTATAGAAAAACAAATAGAGAAGATACTAAAACTGACTAGAGATTAATTATGACCGCATCTGTGATTATACCAACTACTGGTTCACCAGAAGTTATTGAAGCTATTAAATCTGTATTAGACCAAACATATGATACCAACTGTTATGTCGTATGTGATGGTCCTGAGTTTAGCTATACTGTAAAGAATATGTTAAGATGGGTTGAAAAACATCCAAATTATCGTAAGGTAAAACTCTGTAATCTAACAATCAATGTCGGTGCCAATGGTTTTTATGGCCATCGAATCTACGCAGCATTCACACATCTTATTGACACCAAATATGTTCTTTATCTTGACCAAGATAATTGGTTGAAACCTAACCATGTACAAGATTGTGTTGATACTATTGAAAAGAATAATCTTGATTGGTCTTACTCACTAAGAGATATCTACAAAGGTGAAGAATTTATTTGTCATGATGATTGTGAATCTTTAGGTAAATGGCAAACGTATCATGGTGTTAATCATGTCGATACAAATTCCTATTGCATTAAAACAGAAATTGCGATAAAATTGGCTAGCGCTTGGCATGGTGGTTGGGGCCAAGATAGAGTTTTCTTAGGAGCAATTGCACAACACTTTCCAAAATTTGATTGTACAAAAGAGTATAGTGTAAACTACCGAGTTGGTGGTAATGAGGGTTCTGTTACTGGTGAGTTCTTTCTCAATGGTAACAAAATTATGAATGAAAAATATAATGGAGTTTTCCCATGGCGGAAACAAAACTAAACAAAATAAGAAATTTGATTATTGGTGGTTGTACAAACTATGGTATTAATGAATTAAAACCTTGGGTAATGTCAATCAATGAAGTGTGTGATGATAATGTAGATAAAGTCATGTGTGTTGGTAACGCATCACAAGAAACCCGAGAGTGGTTACTCAATGAAGGATTTAAAATTATTGATATGCCACAGATTGCCAATATTCCGGTTCATGTACTCCGTTTCCTTAGCATCTATGATTATTTAAAAACATATTGGAAACAATATCGTTTTGTTGTTACAACTGATGTTAAAGATGTCTATTTTCAATCCAACCCATTCATTTGGTTAAATGAAAATTTATTAGATTACAAACTTGTTGCCGGATCTGAAAGCATTCGTTATAAAGATGAATCTTGGGGTAATGACAACTTATATCAAACTTATGGTCCTTATGTGTATGAACACTTTTGCAATAATGAAATCTACAATGTAGGAACCATCGGAGGTACTTCTGAGTATGTTAAAGATTTAGTGTTCAACATCTTCACTAACGCAACAAATAGGCCTATTCCAATCGTTGACCAAGCGGTCTATAATGTATTGATTCAAACACAACCATATAAAGATAATATCTTTTTTGCCAAACAATCTGATGGATGGGCTTGTCAAGCTGGCACAACCGTAGACCCATCTAAAATTGAAAGATTTAGACATCACTTAACAGAAGCAGAACCAAATTTTATTGACGGTGTGGTATTAACCTCTCTAGGCAAACCATTCAGTATTGTACATCAGTATGATCGTGTTCCTGAATGGAAGAAATTCGTAATGAAAAAATATAAACAAGAAGATTTGATTACTTTTAGAACAACATAATGCCAACAATAGGATTTTACAATCACTCCAATACTCATCCAAAAGCTACAGAGTTTATGTTGGAGAATATTCGTAAACATTATCCGACTGCACCCGTAGTTATTTCTTGTGATAATAATGATATCTACGAAGAAATGTGTAAAAAACACAATGCCATTTATCACAAAAATAATTGGACATTAGGACCACAAACACAACCGTATGGATACAATAAACAAAAATCTTTAGAGTGGTTGGATCGTTTGCATCGTGGTGTATTGGAAATGCATACTGACTTTTTTGTAATGATGGAAGATGATGTTATTATCTTATCGGAAATTGAATTGCATAATGATTGGGAAATGGTCGGCCATGTATTGCAATATCCAGGTCAAGTACCTGCATTTCCACAAGAGTTGATAAAAAAGATTGAAGAATATTCTGGCGCATTTCCTAAAAAGAATTACTATACCACTGGTGGCGGTTCCATATTTAAAAGCTTGACTTTTTTAGAGAATTATGATACCATCCGTAAGTGGTTTGATGATAATTTGGAAGACATTCAAAGAACAATTTATCCAACTTTAGGATGGATTGATTCTTACATGACTGTGTTTTATCTGTTATGTGGAAAAGACTTAACTGAAAATCCAAGATTTTATAATATCTGGCCAACAAAGATTCCTTTTGATTTGTCAACCATACCCACAGAATACAATTTAGTACACAACTTTAAAGATTATTATTAATGAAAATAATTTCAGTTTACAAACAAGTTACGCCTGGTCACCTTTATCAATTTATAAAGACCGGTCCAGTACCAGATTACAGTCAACAATATTCTAAAAATAGTTATGATGTTTATCCAACAACGGACAGTATGTCACAGCTGAGATATGGTTTAATTGAAAAACATATTGGTTCAATCAATTCCATTTGTGATTTTGGTTACGGTAATGGAAGTTTTTTAAAATATTGTAAAGATCAAGGTCTCAATTCTTATGGTTATGATATTTCTGATTATCCAACACCTGAAGGAGTTGTTAAACTTAAAGATATTAATTCCGCAGATGTAGATGTAATGACATTTTTTGATTCATTGGAACACTTAGATATTGAAAATTTAAAACCATTTTTATTAGAAAAAAAAGCAAAATATTTTATTATATCGGTTCCTTGGTTTCATGAATCTTGTGGTGACGAATGGTTTTTAAATTGGAAACATCGTAGAGAAAATGAACACTTCCATCATTTTGATTCTTCAGGCCTGATTTCTTTGTTGAGTGATATTGGTTGTAAAATTATTCATGTGGGAAATGATGAAGATAAAATAAGAACTCCTTATAGCAATTTGCCTAACATTTTAACCGTGGTAGCTAAAAAATGAATGATATTACTATTGTAACCGCCTTCTTTGATATTGGTCGTGGTGATTGGACACCAGATAAGAATTTGCCACACTATTTACAAAGAACAACTAAAACTTATCTTGAAAGGTTTGGTCATTTGGCTAAACTTGAGAATGATATGATTATCTACACATCAAAAGATTTGGTTGATGATATTCAATTTCTTCGGCAAGATAGACCAACATCAATCATGACTTTGGATTTTCCAAATTCATTTAAGAAATTGCGTGAAGAAGTATCATCTATACAAAATAATAAAGATTATCTGGCAAAAATAAATCCTATGCAAATACGCAATCCAGAATATTGGAATGCCGATTATGTTGTGGTCAATTCTCTAAAGTCGTCCTTTGTGAAAAAAGCAATTGAATTTGGCCATGTCGAAACTGATTTGGTTGCTTGGTTAGATTTTGGATATTGCCGTGACGAACAAACACTAAATGGTGTAACGCATTGGCAATATCCTTTTGATAAAGAAAAGATTCATTTGTTTAATATTAAAGATTGGGTTGAAGAAACCTACATCCAAGATGTTATTGCTAATAATGATGTACACATTACAGGTCCTTGTATCGTTGCAGATAAAAAACTATGGCCGCTACTGGAAGGATTAGTAAATCATTCCATTGAAGAATTATTAAAAAATAATTTAATTGATGATGACCAAACACTTTTGTTAATGTCTTATCTATTAAAACCTGAACTATTTGAATTGCATCGTGTATCTGACCAAGATTGGTTTGTTGCATTTAAGGAATATAATGAAGATACATCTGAATAGTACTGCAAACTTAGGAGACTTTGTTAATGCAATACCAGTATTATCTGGTATTGAAAAATCTTATGGTAAGTTGGATTTTATCATTAAGGGTGAAATGCGTAAATTCAAAGGCATTAAAGAATTCTTAATGTATCAAGATATATTTTCTTCTGTTGAATTTGATGATGATGTTTTTTTGTATGGTGATAATATTTTACAACTAAGTTCTTGGACAAGAGAAGATAAGAATACTGCATATAGACCCACAGAAACTTGTCGTTATGAGAATTGGATTAAAGACCATTATAAAATTGAATTTGAAGTAGATGATAGTTTTACATTAAATGTGCCAGAGTTAAGTATGCCAATTAAATCTGGCCATTATTCGGGTGACCGATGGAGTGGTAATGGTATAGATTCAAGAAGAAACTCTAATATACTTTCTACACTTGACAATGTTAACTTTTTGGATTATAATAATACATTGTTGGAAAATGCTTATTTAATAAAATATTGTGAATCTCCATTTATTTCCACATTTACAGGAATTGCTGTGATTGCTGACCTTTTAAATAAACCTCAAATTGTTTTGTGGGGTGACGATTTATTTAATTGGGATAACAAACCAATACAACTCACTTTTGAAAAACACTTTTATACAAATCGTAATTCAAAATTGGTATATATTGATGACTTTAATATTGAGAATTTAAATGAATACCATTGAATACAAAAATAAAAAATACCCTAAATTTCAAGATGAAGGAAATGCTTCACAATATGCTATTCCTTTTGCAAAACATTTTTGTAAAGGTTACGGTTATGACATAGGATGTAATCGTTTATCATGGGCATTTCCTGATGCTCAACCTATTGACCTAATATTTGACGATGAATGGGATGCTTATAATCTTCCAGATACTCAGGTAGATTACATATACTCCAGTCATTGTTTGGAACATTTATCTGATTGGGTAGAAGCTTTAGATTATTGGACAACAAAGTTAAAATCAACCGGTGTACTATTTCTATACTTACCACATTATAGTCAAGAGTATTGGAGACCTTGGAATAACAAAAAACATAAACATATATTCACACCAGAAATCATTACAGATTATCTAAAGGACCGAGGATTCATCAATATCTTTAGTTCCGAAAGGGATTTATGCAATTCTTTCATGGTGGTTGGAGAAAAAAAGTAACGTGGAGTTCTAAAACCCAACAATTTTATGACTATGTATCAAATCGAATTTTTTGAGAGTTTGGTGCCATAAGTTTAAATGTTGTATAAATACTACTTAACCGAGTAAGATTATAGCAACCATAGTGTGTTGCAAGCCTAGAAGGAAAACCATGTTAAAGTTTAAATCATTTTTAATTGAAGAATCTCAAGAAGGTTCTGAACTCAAGCACATTCATCACGCTGAAGATAGACCATTAATGCATGGCCATTCGGGTTTTGAACACGCTCATGCTGCTTTGATGAAGGCACATGCACACATGACTGGAGGACACAAGAACTCCAATCTAACAATGAAATATGACGGTTCTCCTGCAATCGTTTTTGGACATCATCCTAAAAATGGTAAATTCTTTGTTGCAACTAAATCTGCTTTCAATAAGAATCCAAAAATTAATCATACTGAAAAAGACATTGACAAAAACCATGGCCATTCTCCAGGCTTAGCAAAAACACTCAAACATGCTCTCAAGCATCTACCAAAAGTAACACCAAAAACTGGTGTATTTCAAGGCGATTTGATGCACCACGCTGAAACTAAGACCTTACATGAAGGTTACATTGTTGAAGCCAAAGGTGATGTTTCATTTACTCCAAACACAATCACTTACACTGCTAAAGGTAAAGAAGCTGAGAAAGCAAAAAAGTCTAAAGTTGGTGTTGTGGTTCATACACAATATCATGATGATTTAAAAACTAATACTCCTCATGTTGACATGAGTAAGTTTAAGGAACATCCAGATGTTCATATTCATGGTGCAGAACACGATACATCTAAAGTAAAACATTCTGCTGAAAATGAAAAACACTTTCAGAAACATATGTCTGCTGCCAAAGAAATCCATGATACACATGGCCACAAGATGTATGATGCGGTTCATCCAAAACATTCTGGAGAAACTGGCCATCTATCAACATACATAAACAAAACAGTTAGGCATGATGAAGTTCCAAATGTTAAAGATTTTAAATCGCATGTAGAATCACACTATAATTCAAAAGCTGCCAAAGTTTCGACCGAGAAAGCAAAATCCACACATACTGGTGAAGGTAAAAAACAAATTGCCCATATTGAAAAACACAAATCACAATATGGAAATTTATTTGCAATGCATCATCATTTGCATCAAGCCAAGAATGCTTTAGTTAAATCATTAGAAACACATGAAGGTCATTACGAACACCACATTGCTGGTAAGAAATCTAAACCTGAAGGTTTCGTAGTACATCATGATAATCAACCAACCAAATTGGTTAATCGTGCTGAGTTTGCAAAACAAAATTTATTAAAGGTAAGAAAATGAAATCATTTAAGTCTTTTTTAGCAGAAGAAATTAAAAAAGGACATCACTCATTTTATCATCCAACTAAGGGAATGTATAAAATGACTCAAGATGCGGAACATAATGTTTTTCATGTACACAATAAGTTTGGAGATTTAGCACATACATTTTCAGGACACATGACACCAGCTGAGGTTGCTCATGAATTGAAAAAGGAACACGGAATGATATTGGTAGACAAACTTTCAGAAGAATATTTGGAAGAGTTGGCCAAAAAACCTCCAATGTCAGATGCAGACAAAGCCAAACACGAATCTGCCAAAAAAGCATCATCATCAATCAACCCACATCGTGGCGGTTACAATGAAACTCAATTGGCCAAACATTTAAATGGTGGTAAGTATATTGACCACGAACATGAAGCTGAAGATAAACACCACAAATCTAAATTGATGGATCACGATAAAAAATACGGCACCAATGAAGTAAAAACTCAACAAGATAGAGCTAAAGAACAATCTAGAGTATTTAAAGAACACGCTAAGAAAAAAGGTTATGAAGGTATACATGAAGTACATTTAACTCCTAAACCAGGTGATATTGAAAAGAAAACTGGAATCAAAGCATCACAACAAGAAAATCCTTCCGATATTGCTGTTAAATTTCATAAAAAACCAGAATCAGCAAAACACCACTATCTTGGTTTATCTGCAAAGTCCAGTAAAACAAAAGCAATTGGATTTCACAATGGCGGTACTAAAGAACTTGGTAACTTTCTAACTAAACATTTGGGCTCAAAATGAGTGATTATAATATTCACAGTCACGCCGAAAAACGTCATCTAGAATTTATGACAAAACATAATCTAGGAACAAACAAGGCAGCTGCTGTAAGAGCAATCAAAGGTCCTAAACATTTAGATAAAGAAAAGACCGTAGAAAATCCACATTATAAAAGTAGTGACGTTTACCATGAAGCTGGTGCTCATGCAAGGACTGTTAATAAAGAAGTTCGTGATAAGTTGCATAAAGGTTATCATGAAATGTCTAAAAAACATCCTGAAGAACTTAAGCATCATATTTTGAGTACATACATAAAAGGTAATGCAGAACATGCTTTACCCTATGCTAAAGTTCACGGTTCTGGTGGTCATAATAAACCAGCTCATGCAACTGCGACAGATCCATCAGATAACGAAATGTATCATAAAATTAGAAATGCTCACCATCTTTCATTCCATAAAGGTGGAGATAGTTTAATCCATGTACATGCACATGAAAGCGAAAAGAGCAAAGGACACAGAGTATTTGGTTTACAAGTTAAACACAATAACGGACCTCTGACAAACATTAAGATTGGTGCAACCCCGTAATATGAAATCATTTCTAGAATTAGTTGAAGAAAAAGACCAAGGCAAACATGCCGTGTTGGCTTTTGGTCGCATGAATCCTCCAACTAGTGGCCATGAGAAAGTTGTGAATAAGGTTAAAGAAGTTGCTGCCAAAAATAATGCATCACATCATGTAGTTCTTTCACACTCCCAAAGTGCTAAAAAAGATCCATTAAGTCAGAGCGACAAGATTAAGCATGCCAAAAGAGCATTT